TTTTCTTTAAGGATATGTTCTAATTCACCAAACTGTTCGCCTGATATTTTTTTACCAATATTGATTTTATTTACAGTACTAGGAGCTGTGCTAGCTGCTTTTTGGAAAGCTGAGGGGTCAATTTCGGTTACTAATTTGTATTTATATGCCATTATTTTAAATATGAAAGTTTATATATAGTTGACTTGATTAGTTCAGTTATAGTATCAATTTGATTTTGTAAATAACTGTCTTCTACCATATCATATACTTGATAAGCAGCTTCACATAATGTTTCAAAATAAGCTATAACTTGTTCTTTACTTTGATATTGCTTTAAATTAAAGTTAGTATAGTCAGTTATAATACCATTTTTACCTTGATATGATTCTACTAAACCATCAATTAAAGGAACAATACCATCATAATAAGCATTCAAAGCCATATGCTCAGCAAATGAAGGTGTTTGTAAATGAAAAATATGAGATTGCGTTCTTGAATGGAACAAATATGAAATAAATTTAGAAAACTCCATAATTATGATTTTTTGCTTGTTAAATAACTACTCATTAGGTTACCTATAGCACCTATTTTCTGGCGTATAAATATCCACTCGTTTGGAGTAAATTTATGTTTTTTGCCAACATAATGTACTCCCATAATACCAATTATTCTATTATCTAAACCTTTAATAGCAAATAGATAAACTGATTTACAACCAGGACCATCAGCTTGATATAAATCAAGACCATATGTAGGTCCAGCATTCATATCTTCAATAATAATTTCTCCTTTTTCATATAAAAGAGAAAATTGTTTACTGAATAGTGAAACAGGAATATTTTGGAATAGTGTTTTTAATGAGTTAGTTTCGGGAGTAGTAATTTCGTAAAACACTGAAAATTTCTGGATGGATTTACCTGTAGGGTAAAAGTGGCCTCCATTATGGAATTGAGCAATATATATTTGATCACAGTCTATTTCTTGTAAAATAGCATCAAGTTGTTGCTCAATGATTTCATTATGCTGTATAGCATCTCTTAAAGGATCAGTGACTTTGTTAATAAATTTTTTTTCAACCCATTTTACTAGTAACGGACCAAAAATTGAAGTTGTTAACGCAATAATGATCGGAACAATAATTTGAATTTCACTCATTTTTTTAAACTTTGTAGGTACTTAATTGTTTCTTCTTTATTCTCTAACAACTTCTGCTTTGAAGAACCTACCCAACGTTCTACATCACCTGCTTCAGTGACGTATGAGGTGTTGGACCCATTTATTTCTTCATCAATCCAAATATTAAAATCATTTATAATTCCATCAATATCTGAGTTAATGATGTGTTTTTCATAATCATTCCATAAACCTTTAATTTTTAACTCTGTTTCAAAGTCTACTTGACAATCAAAACATCTTTTATATTGGAGATAAAACAATTTATCATTTTGCTTTTTCATGATGTTACTACAACAAGGACAGAAAAGTGGCAAATTGATTGATTCCTTTGCTTTATCTAGTTTAGTAATATTTTGTTTGATTCCGTTTTTGATAGTCCATGAACGACCATCTTCTTCCCAGACATCTCCTTCCTCATGAAACTCTTGTTTTTTAGTGTAACCGGTTCCGACAATGGTTTTTTCCCCGTATTTACCTGTCATTAGGTTACGGAGGCGTTGTACGTCCTTTTGTTGGAACTCTTTTTTTAAAACGTTATCAGCCATTAAATTGCTTCTTTTTCTGAAAATTTAAATTTAATTTTAGCGTTGTCTAAAATTGTTTTAATTATTTTCTTAGTTAAATCTTTAGTTGGATTGTTACCTTGAGGGAAAACTAATGTATTATTTTTAGGAACCCAAGTTAATAATCTAGTTTTTTTATCTTTTAAAAGATTTGAATAGAATTGATTTTCCATATCTTTAGTCACAGGAGGTTTTTTACCTGATCTGCGATCATATACAGTACCAAATTCTTCTTCATATTCTTTTTTGAATCTATTTCTTAAATTAGACATATACATCCCTAAAAAATTAGGGTTTGTTAATGCTTTTTCAACATCTTCTATAGAAGTGTTTTGTGGAGTTAACACTAAGTCATATGATACTTTTCCAACAGAAAAAGTAGCATCATCATCCATGTCTGCTTCCATTAAGTGTTTTAAACTATACTTGCTCATAATCCTAATTCTTTTAACTGTTTAATTGTGTCAGAAGCAGAAGTGTGAAGGATACCTATCCCTCCCTTACTTTTCCATTGCTCTATATTGTCTACTCTATCGTCTATAAGTATTTGGTTTTCACCAGAAAATTGCTGTTTTTGAGAAGCAGGGCGTAAAATAAGTTTAGCACCAGGTAAATTTCTTTTAACCCATACTCGTTTACCTATTTTAGATGATTCTTCTTTTGATGGGGCTGATAGTAATGTTGGGTTATATGGGTTTATATAATCCCATAGTTGTTTCCCATCAGGCATCCATTTTAATCTAATCCAAAATCCTGCTCCTGCTTGTTTAATAGGATCCCAAAATGTTGTTTTACCTTTAGCATTTGCCTCATCAGTGGTCATACCAGTAAGATCTTTATAACCTTGATCAAAATCAACTAATACACCATCCATATCACAATAGATAGTGTATTTTTGTTCCTCAATTTCTTTTAGTATATCTGTAAGTTTAATCATATATCGTATAAAGATTGTAACACTTCACGTTTAACTTTTTGTTTAATAGCATTCCAACTTTCAGATTTACTATTAGAATTTATATCTCCATTTTGCCAATAGTTTAAAGCTTGGTCATAAGTTTCATTTAGAGTCTCCATTCTTTTTTTAATATTAGATTGTGCTATTTCTTCAATGGAACGTAATACTACTTTATCTTCATCACTATTATCAATTTTATATTTATTGTTTAATATTGTCTGAAGTTTGTCTATATAGTTTTTATATAGTTTGGTTTTAGCTCCTGTGTTACCTGATATATGAATTGATTTTGGTTCATTGTTTTGTAAGAAATCATCTAGTACTTTGAAAGAAGTAGCTGTCGCTTGTTTCCAAGCTTCAGGAGATGTATTCTTATTATTGTCTGTGAAAGCCCAATTCATTGACCAAACATTCTTACCAGGTATTTCTAGTCTAAAATAATATTTAGCTTCTATATCATCTCCATTTCCTACAATATACTCAACATTTGATATTTTTTCTATATTAGGTAAATCTTTTTCAAATAATTCATTCAAAGCATATTGTTTATACTCAGCTCTAAATTTAGACTCATTTAAACTGTTTTCCCAACTTCTAAAACACATATTGCCCTTACTATATGCTTCTAATTCTAATTCTTTTAGATATTCATCTTCATTTATATTATGACCTTCAATACCTTGAATTCTACCTTCAAGATTTTGCATATGATGAATCATTTCATGAGCATACGAACGCAATATGTCTTTTGGGTGTCTACTGTGGGTATACAATGTGACACAATTAGTATTAGGATCATAGTGGGCGGTACGTCCTAATATGTTATCTGCGTTTTTCTTATCGTCTTCTATAAAGATAATGTCTGGGAGTGGTTCGATATTTAAACCATTATCTATCATGAATAATGTTAAAGATATTAATTTATCTTTAAATTCAGAATTATGCTCTAATCCTTTTTTAGTGATGTTAGAAACAACTATTTTATCTTTATGTTTATCAACTTTAAAATCAGATGGTACTACATTTTTGATATGATCTTTATAATAATCAACTCTAGATGATTCTGAAGATGTGTTTAAATCTAAGTCTTGGTTTTGTAGTGGTTCAAAAGAATCTTCAAATACCAATTTAGCATTAGGGGTAGCAAAATTACGTTTACGCATTATTGTTTTAGCCACAACTACTACCTTATCACGCAATTTAGATTTTCTATCATCTTTAGTTAAAGGAATATTAATATCTGTGTCTGAGTCAACTGCTACTACTTCTCCTTGGTCTAATAGATCTTCTAATTCATCTTTTTCGTCTGAAAGTTTATCAAAGAAATCATATAATTCATCCGCCTCAATAGGTGGATTATTACGTTTATCATTAACTCTATCAACAAAATGAGGAGGAATGTCAATATCAATAGGATCTAAAACATCATCAGCGTAGTCATCAATATCATCAATTTCAGGTTCAGGAACCACTTCATTGATTTGATTTGGTTTTAGAATACTATATATTTCTTCTTTATCAGAATCTTCAATATTAGGTAAATATTTAAAGAATTCTTCTTTATTATTTAATACTGCTCTAGTTTTAGTACCACTAACACCACCTGATGTTATAATATTAATAGGTTCAATATTTGTTTTACCTAAAGCAGACTTAGTACGTTTTTCAAAATCAGCAAAATCTTCTGGTTTATCTTCTCTAGAACCTAAAAACCATTTAATTTGAGCATCAGGTTCATCTTTAGCATAAGAGTAAATAGATGAAATTGGATTAGAAGATGGAATAATATTTACTTTACTGGGTAAATAGTTTTTATAGATGTTCCAAATTGCTACTGATTGGTCTTGGGTAATATCTGATCTGCCACCACCTGTGCCTACATAAATGTTAAATTCAGTTAATTGAGGATACATTTCTAAAGCTTTTCTAACAACTTCAAAATGACCTTTTGTTGGGGGTTGAAACCCACCTCCAAATACACCTACAACTTTATTAGATTCAGGTATATCAGCTTCAGATAAAAACGGTGTTATAAGTGATTTTACTAATGATTTCATCCAACAAATTTTTTAACTATGTTAGGTAACTCTTTGCTATCAACAGGATTTAAATTAGCTTGAATACTATCGTAAGTATCAGCTATTTTGTCTATACTTTTATCTAAAGTAACTTTAGTTTTAGCTCTGTCTTTTTCTCTTTTTTCTAATTCTTCAGGTGATAATGTTGAATCATCTTTTCTGAAGGTAGATTGGAATTGACCTGATGATAATAAATCTGAGAAGTATTCTTTTAGTTTTCCTTGCTGGTAAGCTGTTTCAAAATTAGTTATTTCAGATTGTTCTTCTTCAGAAGCAGGTGTACTAACTAAAATAAAATTATCACCAAATATATTTTTATAATCTTCTAATAAATTATAAACATTAACCCATGTTCCTAAAACACCAACTGCTGGTACTTTACGTTCACGCTTATAGTTTCTTAAAAATGATACTATAGGATGAGCATAAACCATTATCATCATGGTTTCATATCCATTATCATTTAACTCATCTAAAGTAGGTTGTAATGTAGATAAATTAGAAGCTGTAGTATCGTAAATAAGATTTTGTTTATTTGCTATAGCATTTGGTAAATCTTTTTTTCTTATTTGAGATGAAGCAGCAGACAAATTACCATACATTGGAGAATCTTTATCTTCAACATATTTGTCAGCATTCAAATCAATAAAATCTTTAAGTATTGGTTGTAAAGACTTTAGTACTGTTGATTTACCAACTGATGCTCCTCCAGCCATTATAATAGCTTTTGGTTTGCCTGTAATTTCTTTTAATAAATCAGTTAGTTTGATCATCTATATAAATATAATGCAGAATGTTGGCCAAGCCAAGCTTCTTTATTATAAATATTAGATATCTTCCCGTTTTGCAGTTGTTCGGAACGACTCAAATGAAGGAGATGATGTTGGATTTTCTAAATCAAACAACTTACGTACCGTCTTGAATATTTCAATATTTTCTTCAAATGTACGTTCTGGTTCAACTATTTCCCATCCTTTACCTTGCATTTTATCCTTTTTAGGACCACGTTTAGATGATTTTAACCATAGTATTCCATTACGTTGAGCTTCTTTCCCATAACATTCTTTATAGCACTGAGTGTAAACTGCTGTTTGTAATTCGTATGTAGTCTGGATTTGGTTTGATGTTTTAAAGTCTATAACCCAAAGTTCATCATTAATTTCACAAACCATATCACATGTGCCTGCTACTTTTAATTCATCTGAGAATAAATGTACTTCAGTTTCAATAAGTTTAGGCTTATGGGTTTCCCAAAACTCTACAAAACGTAAAAACATTTGCCATACATCAGGATTATATTGTGGATAACCTTGAGGTGATAAAAACTTTAATTCAGCTCCATTTAAATATTCTTCAATCATTTCATGGACTTGAGTACCTTCTTCAGCTGCTTTTTTAACAATATGTTCAGAGGCATATCCTACTTTTTTAAGCCAATCTTCAAAAAATTTACCTTTTGGATAATAACTTAAAACATAAGTTACAGATGGATAATAATTACCGTTTCGTCTATAAAATCTAGAGTCGGGTAATGTAATTTGCTTATGATCGTCAGATATTTCTAAAATTCGATCATAGGAATGTTTGATTGTACTCATACTAGTTCTAGTTTTTTCTCAAATAAATTTGAGAAGGTTAATGGTTGAGTGGTTTGAATCAATTTAGTAAAGTTTTCAAAACCCATTTCGCTTGGATCTTTATCTTGTAACTCTACTAAGTATACTTCTTTACCCTCGTTTAATAGTTCTTCACAAAAAGATAAAGCTTGCTTAATGGCATCTTTATCTAATGCTATATATATTTTTTGTACCTGTGAGGTAACTAGTTTTTTCTTTAATTTGTCCTGGATGTTTTTACCTAATAAAGGTATTACATTACGTTTAATAGCCATCATATCAAATGGTCCTTCACATAAAATGATAGGCACATTCCAGTTTATAAAAAATTCAAATGGAACAATATTTCTTGATACATTTGGATTCTTATATTTAGATCTAGAAAATTCTTCAAATCCTCTAGAAGTAAAATAATTTAAATTACCTTTTTCATCATATGAAGGTATAACAATCATATTAGCATAAGGTCCATGTTCACAGTAACCAATTTGGTATTTTAATATATCATATTTGGTAATACCACGGCGTTTTAGGTAGGCTAAAGCGCGTCTACCAATGAGATTATTGGCTGTCACATCAGTTAACGGAATAAATTCTTCAGGTAATTTAACCTGCTCTAAATTAACTTCCGTATGTTCTGATTTAGAGGTGCCTACTAAGGAATGTAGTGCTTGAAGCTTATCTAATGGTACTTCAATATGTTTAAATAAACGTGATAATTTTCTACCTTTAGTGTTACATACCCAACAATGCCAAGGATTGTCACCTTTAGCATTTGTATCCATGTTAACTTCAAGTTTAGGTTTATGATGTTTACAAAATGGACAGTGATATGCTCTGTTGTTTTTAGAGGTATTTTTACCTTTACCTAAAACAGAGTCCACTAAAGTTATTAACAACTGGTTTACCATACACTATAATGTATGAAGGAGAGCATTGGGAGCAAAGTCTTTTTTGAAAAACTTACCTAATACATTATCATTATAACTGTTTACAAACAATACATTATACTTACACTGGTAAGCTGTTTCCCAGTATGTAAGTTCTTTTTTAGTTCTTACTAGTTTAATAATCTTTCTGGTGAATGCTAAATTACCATTAGTTTTTATTTCTTCTAATATTTCTTTATTAGAACCCCAATATGTAGCCCAATCAGATTCTTTTTGTACTCTTTTAGTAGTTGCTTTTCTACCAGGACCAGATTGTTCTGCTAGTTCTTTTTTAGTAAGTTTTTTCTTTACATTATGATAAAGACTTTTTTTACCAATGTAGAATTTACCTGTTATTGTATTAGTAATCTCATAAATGAAACCAAAACAATCTTGTGGGAAATCTTCTATAGTTTTAAATTCTTTGATTTCCATGCTTTCATACCAAAACCAGTTATTCATATTTTAAAAGTTTAAACCTACCTGTATTAATAATTCGTTTTGAAAGTTTTTATTATATGGTCTAGGGAGTTTAGCTGTCGCCATTAACTCATTATTATCATTGTATAAACCAACAGTTGTAATATATGTTTGAGGATTATTATACCAATCTTGATTTATAATTAAACCTGAACTTCCTGAGATAAAGCTTGGGTTCATGGAGTAATTATATTGACTGTTTCGGGCTCTTATAAAAACATGTTGGGTTGGTGTTATATTTGAAGTGGTAAGGGTAAAATTAGTACTAGTAGCAGCTGCGAGAATTAATCCAACATCTGGAAGGAAAAGGCCTAATGATGCTCCAGTACCATATCCTAAAGCGAAACTATTATTTGGGAGAATGGGGGCGGGTTTTAAATCATAAGCTCTACCACAATTTAAAATTCTTGGAGGAGTTATGTTACTATCATCTGTAAGATTTCCTAATTTTATACCGCCTGGGTTAAGAGGGAGTGGGATGTTTTTAGATACAGCTATAACTGCAAAAGATGGGCGAGCTGTACCACCCCATGTAATATCAGCGTTAGCATCTCCTACTACTATATTACGAATAGCTCCATAAACTGCTCGCTGATAAGCATCACCATTTTTATTAGCACTAGTTCTACTATATTGTATATTAGCTGGGTTGTTAATATAATAATTAGTTACATCTCCTATAGCATTATCTACAGTATAAGATACAGTCTGTTGATCAAAAGTAGGTGCGTCTATAGGGTCACCATTCTCATCTCTCCAACATGATGTTGAGATAGAATCATTACTAAAAACAAAATCTGCGGGGTCTATTCTTGTTAGTGACATAATTATTTATCCATATTAATAACTATATTCATATCAACTGTTCTACTTGTAGGTATAGGTTGGGCTAATTTACCTACAGCTAATAATTCATTGTTTGAATTATAAAGTCCAACTGCTGTCACATATGGAGAAAATGCGGATCCAGTTACAAAATCAACCACATCTCCACTAACATTAACTGTTAAACCATTTGAATTGACAGGATTTGTATATTCAGAGCCTGATAGTAATGTTGGGTTTAATGAATAATTAAATTCATCAGGTCTAATAGTACATTTATATTGAGTTTCATATACTGTTCTTGTGGAGCGAAAACTTACAGCACCCGGGGATCCTCCAAACACAAATGAATTAGCAATTGATTGATTTGTTATAATTATTATACCATGAGTATATATAATATTACCTACATATTGCCCAGATGTATATAAATTACCTTGCCCATCATCATTAATTAACCCAAATGTTACACTTCCTGGTTTGATGTAATCTCCAAATAACGATTGAGGTATAATACCAACAGATATCACATTATTAGATCCAGTTGGAAAATATCTAACAGGATAAAGACTACTTTGTAGATAATTATCATATCTACTATTAACATTAGCTGTTTGGCTACCTTCAATTACATTACCTTGATTATCAATTACAATAGAAGGTTGAGGATCATTAGGAAAAGTATTACTATAATACAGTTGTTTTATAGAATTATATATTAATGAAGCTGAAGGCCAAGGAGATACATTAGTTAAATCACTAGCAGATCCATAAGAAGTATTTCTACCTCTAAGAAAAGTAATGGTAGCTGAATTAGTAGCATCTCCGTATACTATTAAAGGAGATACAATTATATCCTGTGATGTTAATGATTTGAAAGCACTCATTCATTTAGAAATCTAACTTAACACGTATTAAAGCTTCTTTAGTGAAATCTTTTTTAAGTGGTTTTGATAGTTTAGCCACTGCTAGTAATTCATTATTATCATTATACATTCCTACAGATGTAATATATGTAGTTGGATTTTGCACCCAAATGTTTTGCAAAATAGATCCGGCACTAGCTGAAACTGAGAAACTTGGGTTTACTGAGTAGTTAAATTCAGCGTTTCTGGCTCTGCAAAATATAAAATCAGATGTAACTGTCTCTTCACTTTGGAGGGCAAAAGAATCAATATCAGCGATTAATGCAGATGGATTATTAGTAGCATTATTGTTAGATGCTCTATAAGCAGCTGACATACCCACAGAGGTTATAGCTACTGGGTTTAGGATTATAACGCCTATATCAGGTAAAAATAATCCATAATTTCCATTGGTTGATCCAGCAGGCATTACTCCATTTCCATTACTGCCTGATCCAAGATTATAAACTCTACCACAACTTAAATAATTTACAACTGGAGTAATAGCACTATCGTCTGTTATAATAATATTACTACCGCCAAAACTTAATTGGAGACTTCCTGGAAGTAATGCTTGTTTATAACGTGCTCTATTAAATACTATAGCATAAAAATTTTCTTGAATTACTCCACCAAAATTAAATGATGCTCCTTCATCTTCTCCATATATTAAATTAAGAAATTGACCATAGACTGTTCTTGTAGGGGATAATCCTGGTACTCCTGAATTATACCATAATGATCCTGATCCTTTAGAATCACCATATGCTACAGCAAATTGAACTTCAGCTTCAGGATTGGTGGTTATTTGATCATAAGCATTAACATAATATCGACCACTTTGTCCTGTGATTTGAGAAGTATTAGTATAAAAAGCAGTTAATGATGCTGAGTAGTTTGACCACACTGGGGCAGCTATAGAATCAGCACTTACTAAAATATCCTCAGGATCTAATCTTTTAAATGACATGTTTTAATATATTAACAATTTGTATTTTTATTTATTTGAACAGGAACTGTAATTCTAGCTCCACTATCTCTACCTATAACAGTTAATGAAGTAGATAATTGAGTTACTCCTGCAGGGAATAATACATTCACTGTTGTAGCTGTTAAATTGAGAGTAGTACCAACTACTGTTTTAGAAACAGCAGCTCCTATAGTTGAAGTTGAATTTAAAGCGGTTGCTTGGGCTGTATTAATACCTACACCGTTAAAATTACTTAATAGTCGTACATCACCAATAGTAGCAACATATCCTGATGATTCATATGTTTGAGTACCACCTAAATAATTAAGTGTTTGAGGAGTAATAGCTACTGAGGCGCCTTGGTATAAGGAAATTATTTGGTAACCAACATCTAAAATAGGCAATTTAGAGGTACCTCTAGGGAGAGTAGTAAGCAAATATTTCATTGCTTGTGTTTCATCAGAAAATGCTTCTAATAAAGGCATACCATCAATTGCTCGTCCGTAATACGCTGATCCTTGAGGATCATTAGGATTCCATAAGGTATAATCAATTTCATCATCTGATAAGGCAAATTGTGTGATTCTAAAAGAACCATCATTTTTAGCTAACAATTCTCTACCTTTCCTTGTTAAAATAGCGTCAACTGTAACTAATGAATTATTAAGATATCCCATTTTTTATAGATTATTTTATTATAAATATTAATTAATTATTTCTTTCTCAGTTAATGTTTGAATTATTTTATCATATTTTTGTACTAATTCTTTAGATATAAATTCAGGTTGAAGGATTCCAGAAAAAGCACCTCCAGGAGCATCTTTTTTAACATCTAGAGTAATATATACTCCATCATTTAATACTCGATAAATTACAAAATGGTTTAAATCTAAATAAAAATCTCCAATAGTAATCGGTTGATCTAAAGTACTTAAAGCAGGAGTGACAAATAATGATAAAGTAGATAAAGAACCATAATCAAGCAATCTAGTTCTAAATATAGTATAGATTTGATCTTTTCTATATTCAAATCTTATAAAATCACCAGCTTTTACATCACTAAATGGTATTTTAATATCAGAAAAACCCATTAAAGCTGAAGCAGAATCAAGATTTTGGGTTTGACCTGATTGCCACATAGCTGTTAACTCTGGTGAGCATGTTAGGATTGAGTATCCACCATTTATAGTATTAGGAGAGTTAGTACCTCCATCAAAATAATCAGAAGTGACTATATTAACATTAGGTATTAAAGCTACTTCTGTTGATTCAGTAGTCACACCAGCTGGGGTTTCTTGTTGGATATACAAAATACTTTGATTACGACCACCTGCTACTCCTTTAACTTTAATTTTACGACTATTTCTATCATCTGATACTGCAGCATGAACTTGAAAAACATCATTTTCATTATAATCAAAATAAGATGACCAACCTGTTGAATATACACCTCCTTCACCATCAAGAATAGTTTGGTTTGGGGCTTCAGAACCAATAGGTCCAAGCATACTTCTATTGTCAATTATAATATTACTATTTTGGTATACTCTAATCCAGACTGTATTAAAAGGATCAGCGCCTCCTGATCCCCATGTTTCTTCAAGATATAAATCAATTCTAAGACGTATACGAGTATTAGTTTCAACTGAGCTACTTAAAATTCGTTTTGATGAAAGAGAAGGGGTAACATTCTCCCAAGCTGGGGATAGGAGAAGTTCATAATCAAAATCAATAGCGTTATATTCAAGAGTTCCTCCTATTTCATATTCATCTCCGGTATATTGAAATTGAGTAGTTACATTAGCTACTGTATTAGTGATAGTAGTAGTAGGTGTGTTTGAGGTTTGAGTTGATAATGAACCAAAACTCATAGTAGTAATATAATCCTGTTTGTTTTCTCCTGTTTCAGTTACTAAAATAGGTACTATTCTTCCAACATGGGCTATTCTATGTGTACCTTGTAGTATTTCAGCATTAGGTATTTCATCTAATGTAGGATCAGATTCAATTAGTTTAACAACAGCATTTTTTCCAACTTCAAAATTATCAGTTAAATTATATAATCCTACAGCTTGAGGGCTATCAGCTGTTGTAAAAGGTTCAGGGTTAACAACATTACCTTCTGTATCAATTAAATATTTTATAAAGTAAGCTGTTCCATCTATATATTCAGGACCTGTTCCTCCTACACCATCAAAATAAGCAAAATATGTTTGATTCTGTTCTGCTACAGCTTGTTTAGGTGTAGTTCCATAATGGAATTTTTGGGTTCGCAAAACATCTAAATTACCAGGATTTTGTTGAGCGTAAGCGTTAAATGAAGGCATAATCTTTATTTTTAATATGGTACATTAAAATCACGTGAACTTTGTCTTGACCCATTATATCTAATATTAGACCAAGCTGGTGAAGCATAATTTGAATCTTGAACTGGGGCTCTATCAGCAGTTCCTGATATAATTAATCCAAAGTTATAAGGGGTTGTTATACCAATAGAATAATCAACATCCATATATTTAGCTGAATATTGGGGGGTAGATGCGTTGTTTATAAGAGCATCATAATCACCGTTTGTAAAAGGAATTGTATAACGACGAGTTGATAAAAAACCTCCAGGAGTAAGTATTCCAGGGGAGTAATAATTTCTAGATATACCCGGATCAAAGAGGGCAGATAAACTATATGTGAAAGTATTATCACTAGGTGATAAAGGTTGAGGATAAATAGAAAATATATAATGGTTTGTTTGTTGTTGACGATCTAAAATAATATATTCAATTGGCCCTCCATTACTTGTGGGCCACGGTATAACAAAAGATTGTATAGTATCAAGATAATTACGTATATCATTTCCGCTGCTATCAACATTACTGATTTTAGCTAGTTTAACGCCATTATTAAAAGTATAATTCCAATTTATATTAGTAGGCATATTTTTAATCTTTAAATTTATCGAACATATCTCTCATCAACAGGAGGAAGTGGTGGGGCAGGATTAACTGTATTGCCCCCAATTGTAGGTCCACCATCTGGGGTTAAAGTATCAGGTGGTTGTAATATATTTGTGACATTAAAGGTACTTCCTTCATCATACCATAATAAAATAGCCCCATTAGGTACCGCTAGATTAAGAAATGAAGCGCTAGTTGTATTTCGATAATGAGTGGTTAAATATGGGAATGCAGTATCAGAAGCATATTTCCAATCATTATCTATATTTAATTCTCCATCAGTAGCAACAGTTGGATAATAAGGTAATTCCCCATTATAAAACTCAGTTTGATCTGTATGTAATGATTGAGTTAAACCTATAGGAGTTGTAATTATCTCAGTCCATACTTGAGAATTTGATGGATTTGTCAAAGTATTAAATTCATCAAAAGTACCACCTGTTCCTCCTTCAATAAAAGCAGTATCAATTAATCCATTATAAATACTACTACTAAAGAAAACTTGAGGTTGAACAATTTTACTTCTTTCTAATAAGTGTGGTTTAATAGTAATGCCTGATTTTAGATTTGTCCTTGCTGGGATAAAATCTTTAATCATGTTAAATAATGAATTATCAAAATATTTTATTAAACGAATATAAGCTATAGGTTTAAACTCATTATTAGCACTTAATAAAGCACTAGCTCTAGCATATAAATCCGGATAATAAGGTAAAAAGGTTTGGGTTGGGTCACCAATATATGTTCCTATATCAAAAATTCCTTGAGAATTAATATAATTGTCTATATCATTTTGAGGTGAAAATGTTATTTCTACTGTGTTAACACTAGGTGATAAGGAGTGATTTTCTGATTGGGGGGCAAAATTAATACTATCATATCCACCAAGTATACTTTTTTGGTTAGATAAAACAAATTTAGGAGTAAAAGTATAAGTATTACTTGTTGTATTTGGGGGTATAATAGGATAAAACGATTGGGACATTTGAGCAGATGTTAATATTTGTATATTATCATCTACAATATCTTTAATACCTGTTATTGATTTGTTATTATCCCATACCCCTCCAAATTCATTAACTGTTAAAATAGAACTAGTGATACCAAACATACTAATAATGTTTTGCAAACCAGCTACTGTTCCTTTGGATTTTAATAAATAAGGTAAATTATGATAAATACGTTTATACATCTCCTTATTAACATCATCTATAGGAGTATAAAAAGATTGCTGAGAAGCAGTATAGTATGTATCTATAAATTCTCCGTCATATCCAGTTGGGAGTGGATTTGGGGATTTAGAACGTGTATAACTTCCAGGATTAAATCCAGTGAAAGCATCAAATAAGTCACTGACTGAAAAATTGTTTTGGTAAATTTTTAACCCAAATGATTTGATAGCATCTGCTACTAAATCTTTAGATATACCAAATTCTAATCTATTATCCCCACTATAACGGTTTGATACATCTTTATAGTAAATCCATATATTGTCATAATATTGGCCTACCATATCAACAAATATCTTATATGGGTCGTTTTGAGGATCGTCTGTTAAATAAGTAGGTATAGTATTAATTAAATAATCTTTATTGAATCCATCATAAATAGAAGCACTTTCTATTAATTTATTATACCAATTTAATACTGTATCATCACCACTAGCAACTAAAACATAAGGTGGTGAAGATGTTTTTTTAGGATAAGTTATTGAACCAGATGAAAAATAAAGAAAATATTCAAAACCATCAAAGTTTTTAATTACATTAGATATTTTTTCTTGTAAAATAACTGTACTAGATGTAATGGCAGTATTAGCAGCATTTACTATCTCTAAACTATTATTATATTCTTCAATTAATTGAACTTTATAATAGAAATTTTCAACACGAGATTTAGCTGAAGAGAAATGAACAAAATTAGAAAAATCTGTATAATCAGTTCCTATGCTAACACTTTTGTCTTCTAAGTAGGATAAAATTTGATCATATGATGATACTAAACTTGTATTTAATAATTGTTCATAATTAGTATAATTAGTTGAATTATTAGTTCTATTTTTAACAGGTAAATCAAAATTAGGACTTTTAAGAGTAGGTTTAGTAACTATAGGAACTATTACTTCTGGTTGGAATTGTATGTTAAATGCTAAAGAATCAGCAGTTTGAGTGACAATCCATAAAGTATCTTTTAATCTAAATTGAGTAGGTAATGGTTCATATAAATTAATAAGGATCTCATACTTAAGTTTTGTAGTATCAACTAATATATTATTAGCTATAACTAAATTATTACTACCGAAATTAAGATAAAAATCTTGGAAATACTGAGGGTTTGAGTTTAAAATACTTTTAAAATCATTAACAAGAATTTCTAAAGTAGTATTAGTTAAAGCATTGGTACCTAATCTTAACTCTGTTCTATCACCTGAAATCTCTTTTATATAAAAAATTCTATCTTCTGGGGAAGAATTTAATTCTTTTCGTAAAAAGTTATAAATAACATTATATTCACCGTTACTAAAACCTTTATCTCTTAAATCTTTTTCTGGGTTGAGGTTAATGCTAAAAACAGCTCCATCAGCAGCATTATTACTAGTTACAGTAATATTGGTTAAATCTTGTTCAGTTATTTGAAAATCCCTATTTGGAGATACTATTGTATATTCAACATAATCTCCTTTACTAGGATCAAAAATAGGATTAATCACTTCAGGTGATAAAACAGATATATCCTGAGGTGAGTATGTTTGAATTTCTAGTGTAGTAGGGTCTATGTTAGTTACAAGAGTAGCCATTTATTATAATGTTGGAACGTTTATTGAAGTTGGGATACTAGATGATATTTGTAGGGTTATAATTTGTTGATTAGCAGCTAATAGATCTTGTCTTAAAGTTGTTATTTCATCTAATAATAATTGTACATCTTCACTAGTTTGATCAGCATTTATATAATCTCCACTTTTAGCCACCAAGTAAGCATGTGAGTTTACATCACCTTGGGAAGGTATATCGTAAAAAAGAGTATTATAAAGATTAAAAAACTCAGTTACTGTTATAGTATCTGCTAAGGGAGGAGGTGGTACTGATACTTGAGAAAAATTAGTATCAATAGTATTCTCATAAGCCTCTTTATTAAAAACGGTTCTATTTAAAGAGTAATTAGCCATTTATTACTTTAAAATAATAATTGTTATCAAAAACTATTGTTGATCCATTTATAATACTTTTAATAAGTATTTTGTAATATCTTTCAGGCTCTAAACCATTCATATATAATGTAAAATAACTACTTTGGTTATCAACACTTAATTGAGTATATTGGTTATCGAAATCTACAACAAATTCATTAGTATCCAAGTCTTTTATAGCATAATATGAAGATGTTGGTAAATAGTAATTTTGAGTAAAATATGAAGATGTTTGGAATGTCCTAGCTGGGTAAGTTGGTCTGCTATTGACTCTGAATTTGTTAATACTTTCAGGGTAGAATATACCTACGTTTTCATCTATAGTTACTGTTGCTATAGTGGTATTTAATTCAGTTATAGTAGAAGAACCAGTATTATAATTATAATCTCTCCATTTGAATTCTAATTGTGGAGGATAAATAGTGCTAGTATCTCTAGAAAAGAACTGCATTTTAATTTGATAGTTCTCATCATCAACAAATTCAACAGCTTGTTTAACTATTAATCCATTATTAACTATTGATCCACTATGCCAAGCTTTAACCATGTTAGTGATATCAGTATTGATATCACCAGAATCAGTATAAGCAAAACTTTGAGTTGAAAATATTGGTAACACAGTAGCATTTGAAGAACTATAGTACCAATTACCCCCACCTAAAGTACCACTATATGAAGCTGTTACATTAGCTGGGTAACCACTTGTTATCCAAGCATTACTACCAGAATATGATCTCCATCCCCAGCTAACACCATTTTGTATTTCAGGATTATAATTATACTTTCCAGTTCCCATATCCCAGGAACTAAAAATAGGATAAAACTCAAGTTGAGTGTCTAAATTTAATCCTTCTAAATTAGCTAAAAATCCTCTAAAATTAGCCTGCCATTGTGAACTACTAATTTTATTAATGATAACATCATTGATTTCAGTATTATCAAACTGGATTAAAAATCTACTAGTTTGAGGTAAAGCAGAAGCATTAATGATTGAAGTAGAGGATTCTATAATTTCATCTAATCCAGTATTTCTACTAGGATATAATGAATAAATGGTAGCATCTTTAGTTGGAAATATTTTATAAACAGCCATTTTTTAATTATAAATATAAAAATTATAAAGATACAACACGTCCTTTAATATCACTATCAGGATATTTGACTTCAAATATCATTGGATCAATAGATGGGTATACTACATTACCTTTAGTTGCCCCGGGGATATCATAAGCATATGGGGAATAGTTAGCGCCTGATTTGTTAGATATAGTGACATTTTTAACTGTTTGAACTCCATCTATTTTATCAAGCATAACATATATATCTTTTAATATAATAGGTTCATTGATTTGCCATTTATCAATTTCAAAATAATTTTTAACAGCATTTATACATTTAAATAAAATATCATTGTTATTATAATTAGGTAAAACTATAATATCGAAATCAACACCAATGTTAATAACAAAGCCATCTCTAATTTTAATGGAATCATTAACTATTCTATATTGTGATAAGTATGTTTTTAAATTATTTTTTAAACTAGTTGAAGCATTTTTTAATCTTTTATTATTATCATAAGCTAAAACATATAAGTTAATAGATGATAATGATTCACCGGGGAGTAAATTTTCTAATTTTTCAGGTTCAGCGTATATTTTAGATAAAGTCCCATATTGTGGAGGCAAACTCATAGCTCTAACTAAATAGTCATCTTGAGTAACTGTTCTTAATTGAGCACCAAAAGCACCTAAAGAATTTTGTTTTATTTCTTCTGTTGTGTCACCATCTGAACCACCTGTAGCTGCTACTGGGTTTTGGGCTGTTACGGAATTTATAATATCGTCTTTTAAACCAGCGTCAGGTACTGCAGTAGGAATGGTTATATTTTTTTTAGTAGAAATACCGTTAAGTGAATTAGCTGGTATATTAGCAGTTACTCCTCCACCTGTTAGATATCTGATAGTTAAAACAGTATTAGAAGGAGCTATACCATAAGTACTAGTATATAAGAAGTTAGCAGGGTCATAAGCTGTAGTTAGATTATTATCTACTGGATCTAGGCTATTTCCTACATTAGTTGGATTGGGGATAATTTCTTCTTCAACATTAGCTGTTGTAGTACCTGCACCAAATTGAATTTGTAGGGTTGTTGGTGATGTGAATCTTGTTACAAATCTTCTAGGTGCTTTAAGTAACTGTAATAAATAAGGTACTTCCCCAGAGTCTGAATTGGTATTTTTTATGTTATCATAAACCATTTCTTGGGCTAAATAAGGTACTTCATACCATTTATTACCACCACTATCTGTTATATCTAATATTCCTACTATATCAGCACTATTAATTTCTATTGTTTGAAAACGTTGAGGTGCACCAAAAGTGAAAGTAGTTGTTTGGATATTAGCTGATATAGCTTTACGAGTTTTTTTAAGAAGATAAAATTCAGGTTGATTTGTAATTGTGTCTATAGTTAAAATACTAACTTGAGTAGGATCTAAAGAACTAGAGAATGAAAAATCAACTGTGTCTTGAATTATAAAGTTAGTTGTTCCAGCTAAACTAGAATTTAAGGCAGTATTATTATTAATAAAAACAGCGTATCTATAATCTGGGGCATAACCATTAGGAGTTGAAATGGAAGGTATTTGTTGGTATACATCAACATCAACAACTGCTACGCCTGTCACTTTAGGTTTATAACCTAACATATATGCTAAAGTATATAGATTATTTTGTTGTCTAGCAAATTGAATAAAATTTTCTTGTATTTGATTATCAAGATAAAATGATAAAACATCACCAACATATGCTGACATTTCCAAGAATAACATCCCAGGAGATGAAGGGGAAAAGTCATTGTATGTTGATGGGAAATATGTTTTAGTATACTCAATAAGAGCATTTCTTAATTCACCAAAATCTTTATTTACATATTTTATATCTCTATTCTCAGCTGCCATGTTAGAATGTTATTTTTATATTTTGGGCTTCACTACCATAAATTGAATAAGTAATATCTAACTGTACAGCATTTGACTCATACGCTGGGGTTAATATTACTGATGCGACATTCACACTAGGGAAATTACTTGTTATATCATTAGTGAGTTTTATTTCTAAAGCTCTTAAATTATTTTCTGTTAAATTTTCAAATATAAAATTTCTTAAATTTGATCCAAAATTAGGATTTAACACACGTTCACCTTTATTTGTTAAAACATAATTAATTATATTTGATTTAATTTGATCTACAGTTGTGTATGTTGAGTTAAATACTGAATTACCTGTTGAGTAAGTAGGAGATTGGTTATCAACTCCTGGTGGGACAGTTGTATCTCCGGCTGAGGCTGTGTATAAAAGATTATTGAATGTAGTTCCTTTACCATTAAAAGGAATAGATACCCCAACAGCGACTCGCTTGTTTATATCTAAAGGATGCTTATTTGGTAATCTAACAGCCATTATTTAGTTGTCATTAATCCCATTATTTGATCTAAACTTACTTCACCACCAGGTAAACTTGAGCCTTCACCTACTGTACTAACAGGAGGAGGAGTATATGCTGGTTGAGCATGTGATGAGTTAGCAGTGACCATAGTATCAAATTCACCACCAATCATGTTACGCAAGTTGCGTTTAATGTCTGGGTTAATGGGTGATGGTTTTGTAGAATAAGGGATAGGGTTAGCATTTTCATTAACTACAGTTTTAGGAGAACGTACTGCCTCAAGGAGAATATCTTTAATTTCTTCTTGAATTGCTTCACGAACTGCTTCTTTAATTAACTTTTTTAACATATCTGTTTTCATAGTTATAAATATTTGATTATTCAGCTGTTAACTGAGGATTTGAATCTATAATAAATTTTAGTTGGTCAAGTAAAACTTGAGGATCTGAGGCGAAGGATGAGTCTGTTTTTAACACAGGAATACCAGTTTTAGTTAACGCTTGGGCAAAACGACGAGGATATTTACTAGAACTAGTAGTATCAAGTTTAATTTCTAATTTAAATCCTCTATAAGTGTCATCTTGTTGAGTTGATTGTATAACAGTACTATTACTAACACCAGTTGATTGATTAACAAATGTATTTAATTCATTATTAATTGCTTCAAATGGTATTTCTTGTTCTTGAGCACACTGTTGTATTAAAGTATCTAAATTATTTAATAATCTTAATATTATACCTAATACTGCACCAAAAGCAGCTAATGATAAAGTAACAATACTTATAACAACATTTGCTTTTTTTAACGCTTCTTTTAATTTATCCTTACCAGTACCAGTTAATTCAATAATACCTGATGTTAATGGAGGTAACCCAACAGGAAATGTGAATGGAGGAATACCAGTAGCTGGGTATGGTAATGCTTCTATTACTGTTATCCCGGCTTGTATAGCTGTGATAGTAGTATTAGTTATGGATAATACTTTAGATAAAGTATTGATAGTTTTATAAGCATTATTTACTTGTTTAACTAATTTATTTCTTTTATTTGTTAATTCTAATATTTTAGCTTGGCTAGGGCAAGATATTTGATCTTTTATTTTATCTAAAGGTATTTTAGAAATAACAGCTTGTAAAGCTATAGCCCCAAAAGGTGCTAATAATTTTATAACAAAAGGAATAGCTGTTTTTTTAAGTTCTTCTTTTTTATTATTAGCGGAATTAGCTAATCTTTCTTGAGGTGAAAGTTCAGAATTACCTTGTTGTTTAATTAAAGCTGTTTCTTCAGTTAAGATGTCTTGATTAATCTTGTTAGTAGCAGTACTTGTAATATCAGGAGCAGAAGGCATAGTAACACGAGGTACATCATATTGTTTACCTTCTCCTCCAACTATATCTCCACCAGTTTGCTGCACATTGGATATTTCCCTAATTTCATGGCCTTCTTTAGAAAAAGTTATAGTTAAACTTTTAGGGTCAAATGTTGTTGGAGTTGTTATTTCCCAATTACCATCTTTATCAGTTACAACAGTTACAGGTTCCTCAACCGCTGTTGGTTCCATATTTTCAGAACTAGTAAATTTAGCATTAGCTATATTATATTCTGTACCTTTTTCAGAGTATGCTTTTTTTAAAGCTTCTGTATTTATATAGTTTGGTTGAGGTGGAGGATCTACTTTATATTTACCAGTCTGAGTTCCATAACTAGGGTATTTGTCTAATAACCATTTTCTAAAATCATCACTTTCAGCTGATGTTTTAAAAGGAGTATCAGGATATCCTTGAGTAGTAGGGGTAGTAGGTGTTTCTGAGGTTGTGGATTGTAGGGATGGATTAGTTATTTTGACTGTATTAGGATTAACTTTATTAGAAGCGTTCCTTCTAGCTACTTCTCCATCTATTGATTCTGCTATAACATTTCCATCTTGATCTTTAACTTCATATTTTCCTGTAACTGGGTTTTTTATAGGTTCACTTAATTTTATAGGTTTAGGTGGGTTTGCTTTAACTGCTACTCCAGCTAAAGGTTGTCCTTTTTCATCTTTAACTGTACCTGTGATTTTATTTTGAGAGGTAGCAGGTGCTAATTTAATATCAGAGCAGTATGAAGGAATATAAGAAGGATTTTTTCCAGAATAGTTTATTCTAGATTGGATTAATCTTCTAACAACATCTTTAACTTGATATTTAGATATGTCAGGATTAGGTCCTGTTCCTCCATAATTTGCTTTATTTCCAGTACCTGCTTCTACATCACCCCAAACTTTACCATCTCTAGTTATTATAGGAAAAGAAGCAAATTCTTGACCTAAACCTTGAACAGCATTTTCTAAATCAGATTTAGATCCTCCATTATTACCTTTAATATATTTATTAACACTTGGACGAGTTTCTAAAATTAAATGATCACCTATTTTTTCTTGAGTAGTTTCATCAAATAAAGCGTCTAATATATTTAGTTTTTTAGCGATTGAATATAAAGTCTTAGGGATAGTTTGGTATTTACCTACAGCAAATAAGTCACCTTTACCTAACGCATTCCCACTACTTCTTTGTTCAGTTAAAATTTGTTTTACTGTTTTATTAGTTAAAGATATAGCGTCTTTTCTAAAAAACTTAGACCCAGGAGTTGTAGTACGTATACCACTTCCTCCACTTGGTCCAAAATTGTAAATATTATAATCCCCAGAACTTTCAACTGAAGCTATAAGTTTTTTTAAATCCGCTATATCAATTGAGCTGTTAGCCATGGTTTTATTTATCTTTTATTTCCCTTTGTTAACAAAAACCTGATTAGAAAGAATATTTTTATTATTAAGAGTATTTTTTAAATTAGTACAAGCTGATTTTAATATAGGGCCAGCCGCTGTTAAAGTAGCTACAGGACCTATAACAGCCACATTTGTTGTCATAGCTTCAGCGGCTGCTTCTACAGCTTGAAGGAAAGTTAAAAGAGCTTGGGTTAATTCTTCTCCTAATACAGCTGATTGTAATTGTATACCTTCTTTCCCAAATGATGATCCAAGATATACTTTAGGTGATGCTAAAGTAATTTGATTAGCAGCGTCAAAATTAAGAGTTGTATTAGCTGATAAATGAATTGATTTATTTGAGCTTAAAATAATATTATCTTTTTTAGAATTAAATACTAACTGGCCTGAGTTGAGTAGTATTTGATCTCCTAAATAAGATTGAACTGCAGGGGAAGTATTAGTAAATCCGTAAGAATTAATAATATTACTAGATAAAACCAATGGTATTTGTTGGTTAGCAGTTAAATAAATAGATGATTTATCAGTATTAATATTTTCAACTGTTGGAACCCAAGGATAAGCAGTAGTAGCAGCATCATCAGGTTGACCATTTCTAATAATAACAATAGGTGATCCTTCTTTTCCAGCAAATGACCAAGGGTTAGCTAAAGCAGCATTACTAACAGTAGATCCAAATCTTATAGAATTACCAAAACGTCCTTCATATATAATATCACCTTCATATGGTAAAAGAGGACGATTATTTAAAACATTATTTTCAGTAAAAGTTTTTCCTAAATTTATGTCTGTATCTTGATCTGTTACTCTTCTAACTGATCCTGCCTCTACTAATGGGTATTCTTTATTTTCTAATTCAGGAGTGATATTTGATGAAGGTACAGCATTATGTACTTGGCTATTCCAAGCATTTATTGGAGGTAGATAATATGCTGCTACAGCTGAAGTGTCTGAAGTTACATCAGGGTCAGCTAAATATAAGATAGGAACCAGTTCATTAATTAATGGGTATTGTTTAATATTAGGAAAAGCAGGGTAAGCAGGTATAAGAGGAATCTCATCTTTACGGTTAGGTTGGATTGTAGGTTCAATGAAAATGGTTCCTATACCATTCCAACCTCCAAATTCATTAAAACGATCATGAGTATCATCTAATATAATATCTCTAACTCTACTAGAAATAATAGTGCTAGTTGATGTTGGAGATTTTACATCTAGCTTAGGAGCGTTATATTTAATAGAATTACCAAAACCATATCTTACATCAAGAGTCATTATTCACCTCCTTCTTTAAACTTATCTATCTCAGCTAACAATTGAGCTTTTTCTTCTTCAGAAATACCAAAACCACCTTCAGCAGTTCCATTATTACTCATAATACGTTGAATGATAGTAGCCATTTTAATTAATTGTTCATCATTTTTAACACTTATTTCTAAGTATTCTTTAATTAAAGGAACAATTAAAGTAGCATCTCCTATCTCATTCACCAGTGGTTTTAATTCTGATATAAGAGCAGAGATTTGTTTTTCTTTTTTCTTTTGATTATTGTATATTTCTTCTAAAATATCAGAAAATTTTTTACCACCAAATACAATATTATCTAAACCATTCATGATATTTATTTAATTATAAATATAATTATGGGAAATTTGTATACCCGTTTTCTAAATAGAAATAATAATGTTCTTTAAACATGTCATATAATTTATTTGCTATTTTAGTGATTTTAGGGGTTTTAACATCAATTATTTCACGAATGTAGATATATAGTGCTTTTTTATTAAAAATTTCTATACTCTCTCTTTTACGGAATAATTCTAAAATAGCATCTGCAATCTTAGCATCTCCTTCTTTAGGAAACAAAGTATAAATATTTTGAGAACAATACCCTGTGAATTCATCTAAAAACAAAGAAAGTTTATCCATAGGATCATCTGATAATGAGTAGCTATATTTCTCATCAGATTCAAGTTCTTCAATTGGAGCTTTGTCTACTCGTTTTTTATAATTTTTAGTATTTGAAATAATCAAATAACGTTTAGCAATAGTCCCAAAATATGAATATGCTTTAGCTCCTTTTTCTGGGTTGAATAGATGGATTTTAGAAAGTAAAAATGAAATTACTTCATGTTGTAAATCCTCAATATTACTAACCTCAGTATAGTAGAATTTAAAAGTGTGGATGATATTTTCTGTTAATTTAAAAAATGCATAATGAATTCGATCACGATATATTTTATTTCTTAAATCAAAATCAGTTGTATTGTTATACTCAATAATAGCATTTTCTGTTTCTTGAGTAAAATACATCCCACTCGTTTTTGGTTTTACCGTTACTACTATATCACTCATAAATTTTTAATATTAAACTGGTTTAGGATATCTTGGATTTGTTTAATTGATTCAAAAAAGAAACCAACCTCATCATCTGATTTAAATGATTCTCTAGCATCTACTTCTTTAAGTTTCTTATCTGCCATTTCAATTATATCAGATACTTTATTTAAATAAGACATATACCCCATTAGGATATCTTCTTGTTTTTCATTTTTTCTAAGAAGATTAAAGGTCGTGTATCCTAAGATCACGACCATTAAACTTAATATAACAATTGCTATAATCATATATTATCTAGTAAACTTTTTAATCCTTCACTCTTGATATTACCTAAAGCTTTAGTCTTAACAGGTGATTTCTTGTTCTTTTCAATTGTGAAATTTGATTGATTATTTTGGGTTACTTCGCCTTTAAGTTTAGGCATCCATACTTGCTCGAACTCAATACGTGCTGCCATTAAATCTGCTTGATGTACAATAAATACTAACGCGGTACGTGGTTTTGTTTCTGGTGACCAAGACATTAGGTATGGCTTATTAGCATCATCATATAAACCATCATGTAATTTAATTGCTAACATTTCATTTTTGGAGAATGTAATACCATGAGACATAAGTAAATGTAATCCACGATCTGGCACTGACATATATTCAAGGCGATCATTGAATTTATAGTCTTCACCTAGTTTCTCTTTACGCCATTGATCTGTCTGGGGGATGTATGATTCGTTCTGTTCATCTCCCATTTTACCTAAGTCATGATTTAGAGCGGCGAATACTAATTCTTCAACTGTATATGTTGAAGTATCAACTCCCATATCTACCCAAACTTTATTTAGTTTAAGAGCACATTGTACTACTCGTAATACGTGATCTACATAACCACCTGGGAATGCATTATGATATTCTTTTTTATGAGAAGCAGGCATAAGCATAATACGCTCAGCATACTGTTCATAAAATGCTTTTAATTCAGAACATCTAGGTTCAGAAATATGTTCATCAATAATAGACAAAAATTTGTTCCAATTATCTTGGATTTGTTCTGCTGTTAGTTTCATCGTGCGGCAACATTTAATTCATAACCATCAATAGGTTCACTTTCAACATAAGCTCTAGTTTGTTCAATTGAATCTTTAATTCTATCTAAAGCTTCTTTATAAGCCTCAATTGGTTGTTGTTGATTAACAATAAAATTGAGTTGATTAGTTAAACCTTCGATTCGGTTTAATTCACGTAAGATACTGTCTCTATGTTTCATATATTTGTTTTTAATAACGTTATTACATTATCACGTTTTCTTATTCCTACGTTTTAATGTTTTCCTTATAACCCGTAATTATATAATATTAAAAGAAAACTGTGGGGCCAAATTATTTTTGAGAGAGGTTTACTATGTCTTGAATTTGTTTCAAGAATATACATCTTTCATATTCTTCTACACTTTCAAAGTATATTAAAGCTGCGTCTAGTGTTTTTTTAAATACATCATCTGAATATAAATGGATACAATCAAGATGTGTTTGGTTAGTAATGTCTAATTTAAACAAATGATTATAAGCTTTATCATAAACCATATATCCACTAACTCTTTCAACTTCATCAACATCCAGATCTGGGTTAGCATCTCCTAAAAATTTAATCAATTGTTTAGCAAATGTTTCATAATTGGTGACTAACCTTTTAAACATTCCTATCCAGATTACAGGACTTTCAGACAAATCTATCTGTGATATAGCCTCTTCAGGTTCTTCGGGAGATTTGAATAAACTAAATATCTTGTTAATATTCATACATTATACATATGGTTAAAACTGGTTTTTAGTGGGTTTAATAGTGCCACTTATACCTTATACATATTGTAATATAACAAGAAAAAAAGCGGCTAAAAGCCGCTTTAAAAAGTAAGTTTAAATTATTATTATCCTTTAATTAATTGCTTTGGGGGAGCACCTAGTGCTTTATCAAACCGTGAATCCGTATATGAACGACATTCAGCTATTTGTCTATAAACATTTTCAAATTCATAAGATACTTGACGATCTGTATCTTCAAATTTTTTATAAACTTGTTGAAGATTATAGTCTCTATCTCGAGTACCATTATCTATCCACTCATGAGTGGCTTTTAATTCAAATGTTAATTTGTTAATCTTAACTATACCCCAAACAATCACAGCCATAAAAGCAACTGCAATAATCGAGAGCATACCTAAAACGAAAGATGTTGTTTCCATAATTTATTTCTCCTTTATTTCAATGAACTTACTTTTTAGTGCACCTTACAGGAATCGAACCTGTGACCTACTGATTATGAGTCAGTTGCTCTAACCGATTGAGCTAAAGGTGCTTATTTACAAATCGCATCCGCTACATATGAAGCTACAACTGCGTTTGGTTTACAACGAGGTGTATATCCCATTGATTCAACATAACCTAGAGCTGCTCGTAACACTTGATTTGATTTATATTTTGGGTCTGGGTTTAAATCTATGTCTATGAAATTAGGTTTTGGTATTCCATGTTCAACTAAATAATTAGCTATTTGTAATGAGTACTCTACTTCATTCCATAGTCTACTAAATCTATCTCTAATAAGAGGAACTATATCTTTAACATATAAAACATGCCCTCCCTTCCTAGTATTATGTAATACAATTACTGTCGCAAAAGTAGTATTTCTAGTATTTTGGGAATCACTACCTATGAAAATACTTGTATCATTATTTTTAGATAAAAAGTCTTTAATGTATGGGATTAAATCAATCTCATTTCTAGTTGTCAATGATTTGAATTTAAATTCCATATAAAACTGTTTATCATAAATAATATAATAAGAGGTTTTTAATCACCAAACTTTATTTGGAGAATAAACTCTAAAAAAATGATATGAAGTACGAGCTATAGGAAATCTAATTACAAAGAAATTATAACTATCCCAAAATCTAATAGCATACTTACTATCAAGCTTCCCATCAAAATAAACTTCAGCTGTTCCTGTTCTAAGGTCACAAACAAACTTTAAAGCATTATTTTGAATAACATATATGTCTTCTTCCTCTATTAATTTGATCTTATAAAGTTGATCTGTTCTATAAAGTGAATCAATAACTATATGACTATGACCTGGGATGAATAGTCTATATTCTTCTTGATCAAATCTTTTGTTTATGGGGACGTATTGAGAGTATAATGAAACCTTTATTAGTAGTGCTAGAAGCACAGTTAATATTTTCATTATGGTGTGTTTATAATAAATATTATAAACCAAGTACCCCTACCTGGACTCGAACCAGGAATAACAGATTAGAAATCTGTGGTTATATCCCTTTAACTATAGAGGCATAAACCTATATTCGCTCACACCGGGTGCTGCAGTTTACGCTGAGTATTGCGAATATAGGGGGATTGATAGCGACTCAATCCTTTAGTGGTCAAGGCAGGATTCGAACCTGCACGGGCTGCCATTATAGTGACCTGGATGTGTACACATACCTTTTTTTACCCACAGTGCTATAACCATCTGTCGCGTCTTACCAATTCCGCCACTTGACCTAAATTAATCTTTTAGATTATCGTACTTACAGCATGTCAAATAATAATCAATAATGTTCTCTTTAGAAACATTAATTCCTTTATGTAATGTTCTAGAAACTACCACCCACAACTCATTTATGTGGGCGGTAATTGGTTCTAGATTCAGCTCTTTACTTATTAGCTGATGTAATTCTTGTTTACTATTAAGCTGCATATTCAACTGCAAGTTCATATAGTTTAGCATTCAAATCAAGGTCCTGACGGAAGTTTTTAATTTTTCTTGCTTTACGCAACTTAGTACCTGATGTATATTCAAACATACCATGTACTAGTTTCTCTTGAACTACATTAAACACACTCCACAAATCATTACCATTATCTTCAGGACGAGTTGGTGTAACCAAATCATTAAAATCAATTGTAATGTTTTCTAGTTGTTCAACTCCAAATCGAATTGCAGCTGCTTTTTTAGCAAATTCTTCAATTTGTTCTTTGCGGAGTTTCTTTTTCTTAAATTGATTCATTGATTCAACTGTCAGTGGAAGTTTTTCAACCATTGTACCAATAACATTCTTCAATTCTTCAAAATCATATCCGTAGTGACGAATCTTAAGATTTTCAAATTCCTTAGAACAAATAACCAAACCATTCTCACACACCATACGGAACAAACCAGCTGTGAAAGTAAATGCGTTTTTACCATCATGGCTATTAGTCAATAGAATCTGTGGGTAAGCATGATCACCATCTTCTCCATTAATGACAATGTCATTATTACGGAACACAACTAGGTGTTTTTGATAACCATCACCTTTACGGGCGCGTACTTCTTTTGCATCAACTACTCCCCAACCTAGCTTTTCCATATCCTGAATGATTTGGAAGGTTGAAATGTGAGCGTATTTTTCACTAGTGCCTGGAGCACCTTTAGCTGTGAAGATTGATTTTGCTTTGTCTTTGATTTCTGACTCTGTCAAAAATGTGTTGCTTTCAATGTTTAACATAACCTTTATTATTTATTTAATTATTAATTTATATCTGAATATAACATCCTTTTCCTGTGAAGCCAAGCCTCCTGTTAAAGACTTTCAATCAAGTAACAGATTCGTTGAATAGTATCATGTTTTTTCATACGGATATCCATTCTGTACGGTTCTAAATCCAATGTTTTGTCCATTTGTTTTACTTGAATTGCCATGAATTTCAACTTTTCTGTAGTAGTTCCTTCAATTTCACCCTCCAAAATCATATCAGGGAATATAATGTTTGGTTTTTCTGTTGCTTTTCTACCACGTTTCTTTGGTTCTGTTGTAGTAGTTGTGTTCAATTGAATTTCTACTTCTTTTACTTTACCCGTTCCTGGTGGGCGACCTCGACGTTTTTGTTCCATAACCTTTATTTGTGTTTAATTATATAATAAATGCTGCTGTTAGAATCCAATAGAAGATGATTTGAATAGCATACCAAATACCTTGAGATTTAAGTGACAAATCTTCACCTTTCTTTTTGGCATCAATGCGTACATGTGATACTGCGCAATATGCCATCCAAATAAATGCTGCTGTTGTTACCATGTTCTAATTATTTAATTATGACTAAATATAACATCCCTTTCCTGTGAAGCCAAGCAAGAGGTAAGGGAAGTGTGGAAGATCCACTAGAACGTTGAAAATTAAACAGGTATGACGTCTAAATCCTTAGTAACTATGAACAGCACATTGCTAGCTTTCACCAGGATAGCCTCAGGTTTAGCATTAGCTACTACATCATGATAGATCATTTTATCATCATTGATTACTTCTTCTAATGAGTTACTTTCACCTGCCATTGTATCAAATTCTTCACCCGATCCTTCATAAGTGTATATTCCATACTCTCCTTTACTTAATGATAAACCATCTAAATAATCTTGTAGTTTTATCATTTCAGGGGTAGGATTAGTACTAGCTACATAACTGACTATATCTTGTATTCCTATGATTTTATCACTTTTAGCATCCTCAAGAGTTAGGGGGGCATAGAACCCACCTGTTTCTACCCCAAAGAAACCTCCAAGTTGAGTGGCTGGGTAGATTTTGTTTGTCCAAATGGCTCTTGAACCTTCATAAAGGATGTTATCAGAGAAAAGGTTACCATAGTGAACTAGAACCATGTAGTACATTAAAGCACCTAAACCTTTACCTCTATAAAGTTTACCAATATATGTTAAAACAATTTGTCCTCCCTCTAATCCATAAGGTTTACCCTTTACATCTTCTACATCCACAGAACCAACAATATATTCTTTCCAAGTTTTAGCAGATGGTTTTACTAGATATTTAGTAGTACCTTCCACACCGGTAGGCTCTATGAGTCTATACTCTCCTACTTCAGATAACTCATTATACTTCAATTTAGATTCATCCACAGGGCTATCATCACTAACCATTAAGTCAAAGTTATAAAAGAAACTTTCTTTTAATTCATTATCATTAACAAAGGCTTGTCCTAGATTTCCTTTACGTATATCTAGTTCTCGGAGTAAATCAGTTAGTTTTATCATACCAATAAATATTCTAATAGACAAAAAAGAACCCCGATGAGTAGCGAATTCATCGGGGCCTAAGTAGCCTAAACTACAACGGTCCTAAGTCCGTTATCTTTAGTTCTCTAAAAGTGCTTTGAGAACTCTATCGTTTTCTTGTATTCTCTTAAAGTTTTTCTTTAAGTTAATTTTGTTTTTAGGTTTAGGTGTATCTTTTTTAGCTCTTCCCATGACTTATATTTTTATTGATACATATCCAAAGAAAAAGGCCCCCACATGCGGACCCTTCACCCATACATTTTAATACGTATATACGAATATACTAATATATGATTGGGTTACCTACTTGAAATATAGCGCCTATTTCTCGCACTTTATCAAATGCAGTTAGAGGGTCAATTTGGAAAAATTCCCTTGTATTGTTATGATCAGAAGGTACTCTTTTATCAGAGAAATATTTATGCACTTGTTGTTCAACTCTGTATGCATTACCTTTGGATACGGGAAGAGCAAATTTAGGAATCCATTCATGAACAGTGGCAGTAGCATTTATACCTCTGACTCTACCCTCTACAGTACGCTCTGTCATTCCTATTTTGACTAAGTCTGGATATCCTGGGTTGGTAAGAACATAGATATACTCAATGTTGTCTTTGGTGTGATGCTGAAAATCTATGTTTTCGAGTCCGTAAACAAAGTCCCATTCGTTTTCGGATAATGGGATTTCGATGATATACTTTGCTCTTACAAACGTGAGAAGCTTGCTTGTATCCACATGTCTAAACTTGGATCTAAGCGTGGAATAGTTGTTTTTCCACACTTGAGATTGTGGGTGATGACCTGTGCTGTTAGATGGGTCTAATATGGTTATCTCGCCTATACTTTCTAAGTGTAGGGCTTCATGGAGTGGAAGTTTATCTCTATACATATATACAAATATACTTATATACTTGGTTGATGCCAAAAGATCTTATAAAAGAGAAATTTTCGGTCTCACCATTTGTGGTGCAAAGGGGTATTTTGAAAATTGGGGTATGTTTGTGGGGAGTATATATGTATATACAATCGATGCGTAAAGATCGTATAAGATCTGAAAAGTACTCATTCACGCAGGAAGATCAAGTATCCGGTTATATGGACCATAACGCGCATGGGAGCGTAATATACACATACCGTATATGTACGTACCGTGTACTGCGGCTAAGCCGCAAGATTACTTTTTATCACCTTCACAAACTCATTTATCTTGTCAGCATCGGTTTTACTTTCATCACACGCCCATTTTAAAACATCAGCGTAATGGGTTGAACGATGATAATCAATCATGTCATCATATGTTTTGAAGTTGGGTTTAGAAAACGTTACATATGAGCCATCAGCATCATCTGAAATTTGGTAACCGAGTGCTTCAACGAAAGCATAAACTGATTTGTTGATGTGTTTTTTCTGTTCTGTCTTTGTCATGTGTTTCAATTATTTAATTTATATCTGAATATAACATCTCTCTCCTGTGAAGCCAAACCTTAGACTATGTTATTGTCCTCTAAGGTATCAATAGCTATTTTGATTACACCTTGTAGGTAACCAATAATCCAATCCTTACTATCACCATTCTTAAACATCATGTCTGTTTCTACGATTTGGTTCTTCAACATTCCAGCTAAAATTGCTTTGTTACTTTTGTTCATGTGTTACTTATTTTTAATTATGACTAAATATAACATCAGGGCCGGGCGAGGCCAAACAGGAGGTTAATCACGATAACGTTGAGCGTATCGTTTTATTACCTCACTGCACTCATCTAAAGTCAAGCTATCAGCTAATCTGATCACCTCATCAGCAGTTTCATGATCACATTCACCATAGGCATTGATCATGTTGTTGCACTGGATTTGTAAATCAATCACTTTGTTAATCAAATCTTCTCTCATGTTCATGTGTTTTTAATTATACCTGAATATAACATCCCTCTCCCGCGAGGCCAAACAGAAGGGCACCTAGGTGCCCAAACTGCTCATAATTAAAAATAACACATACACACTATACTTTCTTCATAAACATAATCACATTTGTTGCTTCATCATAAACTGAATCATCATCTGTCTCAAATGCATCTTCTATGCTGGAATTGATTTCACTATAGATGCTATCTTCATCAATGTTTATATCTATAGTCTTACCATACAAATCAAGATCAATATACGATTCTATATCTACACCTGATCCTTTAACTGCTTCTTTAGCCGCTTCTAATGCTCGTTCTTGAATTGCTCGAGTATATTCAATCAATGAATCCTTTGTGAACGCGGCTGCTACTATACCTGTATTCAGCTCTTGTTTATTAGTGACCAATTGTTTGATCATTTGGTCTCGCATCCCTACTTGGTTGATGATCCATTCCATCATCTCACCATCCATTTCTACTTCTTTTAATACCGCTACAACTACGTTTGCAATGTTTTGATTTGTCATGTGTTTATATTTTTTAATTTATATCTGAATATAACATCCCTTCCCTGTGAAGCCAAACCTTAGTTTAGAATGAATTTATTTTTCTGAATGAATGCTCTAGCTGCTTTTAGGGCTTGTTGGCATGTGTTTCTATGACCTACTAGTATCATCATGTCAGCTACAATTTCATCCGCTTCAGCAGGTGGTAGTGGTTGATCCAACTCCATACTGCACAGCTGAATTGCTTCATCTGCTTCCTGAATGCCTTCTTTTGCAAGTTCAATTACCTGCTTTGCTTCGATCATCATTATGATATTCATGTTCATGTTTTTTAATTATGACTAAATATAACATCAAGACCCTGTGAGGCCAAACAAGTGGTTAGATCCACATATCATAAGCATACATCTCATGTGTCTTAATATCTGCGGTTATAACCAAACCATCACCACAAATTTCTTGTAGTTCTTTAATCCCTACACTTGTGAAAACATAAGAACCCCATTCATCATTTCTCTTGGCTACTACCCTACTAGTCAACCCAAGTGGATGAGGCATATATACTGGTTTGAAGTTTTTTGATTTACGAATTGCTGAAACGTACTTGTGAAAAGAATTCATTGCCATGTTGTTATCGTTTTTTAATTATGACTAAATATAACATCTCTCTCCCACAAAGCCAAACAAGAGGTTAAAGTTGTTTTTTAAGACGCTTTAGCTTTGCTCTTAGTTTTTTCTTCTCCTCCCTCCTAACACGTGGTCCATGATCATACGGGGTGAAACCTTCTGGGTAGGCCCAAGCGCTGATCCACTTTGTTTTATCGGTGTTGAGAAACTCAATTCGTTCCTCTATTGCCTTAATCTGTTTTTCTATTTCACTCATATGCTTTTAATTATATCTGAATATAACATCTTCATCTTGGGAGGCCAAACAGAGGGGGTCCATTTCTGGACCCTTCCTCTT